GCAGTCGTCGTCGAGGCGAATTGGCGGGACAACCCTTGGTTCCCTGAAGTTCTTGTCTCAGAGCGTGAAATCGACCAAGAACGCTACCCAGAGCGGTATGATCACATCTGGGAAGGCGGCTATGCGAAGGCATTCGAGGGCGCCTACTTCGCGGCCGGGCTGAATGAGGCAAAGGCGCAGGGCCGCATTGGCAAAGTCTCAGCCGATCCGCTGCTCCCGCTCCGCGCCTTCTGGGACTTGGGCGGCTCCGGCGCCACAGCTGACGCCATGGCCATCTGGATCTGCCAGTGGATCGGACAGGAGATCCGTGTCCTCGACTACATCGAGGGCATGGGACAGGTGCTCGCCTACTACGTTGACGAGCTGCGCAAGCGCAAATACGACAAGGCCATCTGCTACCTCCCGCACGACGGCGTGAACGCTAACGCCATCACTGGCAAGCGGTATGAAGACCATCTGCGGGAGGCAGGCTTTGAAGTGCCGTCACCTACCAAGAACCAGGGGCGCGGAGCCGCCATGATGCGGGTCGAGGCGCTCCGGCGTCTCTTCCCCAAGCTCTGGTTCAATGAGGCGACGACCGAGGCGGGCAGGGACGCACTCGGCTACTACCACGAACGCAGGGACGAGGAGCGCGGCGTGGGCCTCGGGCCGGAGCACGACTGGAGCTCGCACGCCTGCGATGCGATCGGGCTGATGGCTATCTGCTACGAGGAACCGTCTCGGTCGGCGGGCTTTGGCCGGAAGCTGGTGTATAACACTCTTGGATTGGCCTAAAATCACGGCGAGTTTGCCGGTTTGTGAGGGGATAGCGTAGCACGCTTCAGTTCCTCGATCTTGGCCTGCAGGTCGGGGGGGAGCAAGTGGCGGCGTTTGCCGAACTGGTAGCCTCCTCGCTCCTCTGAAATCCAGGCCGCAAAGCCGCTGCGCCGGCCGGGGATGCCGTAGTGAAAGAGGATCATCCCGGTCTGCGTCGGTGAAATGCCGAAGCGTTTTCCTACCTCGCCCTGCGTCATCTTGGTGGTCAGGAACAGGCGGCAGACTTCGATATCGCGGGCATGGCCCAGCTTGAGAAGGGCGGCCCTCATCTCGGCATAGTGGCTGGCGAAGTCGTCACTCATGGGGGGGCATTATGCCACGAAGACGCCGGGGCGCTAGCCGCTGCGTCTGCCAGCGTATGAGCCGCTACTGGCCGGCGCGCTGGGGGCTATGGCGCCGGGTGTCCTGGTAGAGTTCACGGCCCTCCCGGCAGCACAAAACCGGGCCGAATGCGTATCAGCCTGAGCCGCACTCCGACACGGTCGGTCGGGAGGGCCACCCGTCACAAATCCAAGGAATAGCTGATGCCTAAACTGACCGTCTCCGAGGTGCAGGCCATCCTCAAGGGCGAGAAGTCCGATGCGCTGTCGGCGGCGGAGTCGAGCAAGCTCTCCGAGGAGCGGGCGCGGGCGCTCGACTACTATCAGGGCGACATGACCAGGGACATGCCGGCGCCTGCCGATCGCTCCAAGGCCGTCTCGTCCGACGTGGCGGATGCCGTTGAGGGCCTGATGCCGTCAATGATGGAGGTTCTGCACGGCGGCGACGACGTGGTGGAGTTCGTCCCGACAGGTGCCGAGGACGAAGAGGCTGCACAGCAGGAAACCGACTATGTAAACTATGTATTCACTCAGAAGAACAACGGGTTTCTCATCGACTATACCTTCGTCAAGGATGCTTTGATGTCGAAGGTCGCCATCGTCAAGGTATTCTGGGAAGATAAGGAAGAGCATATCGAGGAAAGCTTCTGGGGCCTGCCGGAAGCGGCCTACGGAATGCTGAAGCAGGCGAAGGACATCGACATCATCGAGCATACCGAGCGGCAGGGCATTCCCGGCCAGCAGCCGCGCGACGAGCAGGCTGCCTACTGATGGCCTTGCCTCCGTTTCCCATGCAGCCTCCTGGGCCTCCCGGCGCAATGCCCATGCCTATGGGGCCTCCTGCGGCTGGGCCGCCACCGCCTCCGCCGATGCCGGAGACGGTGCATGACGTGAAAATAAGCCGCATCCGAAAATACGGATGCGCCAGAGTCGAGAATGTGCCGCCAGAGGAATTTGGCGTCTCAAGGCGCCAGCGCTCCGTCATGCTGCGCGACTGCGACTACTGCTACCATGAAGTCAGGAAGACGGAGGCCGAGCTGATCGCGGCCGGCTATGACAAGGAGCAGATAAAGGCGCTGCCCGACTATGCCGGCGACGGCACGACGGAGGAGATCGCCCGCGACACGGTGGACGACAATTCTCTGTCGGGGTCCGAGGGACTGAACAAGGCCAATCGGCAGATCCGCGTCACCGAGCACTATGTGATGATGGACTACGAGGGCGACGGCAAGCCGCGCCGGTATCGGGTGACGACGGGCGGCTCCGGCTCCGAGATCCTGAAGCGCAACGGCAAGCCTGAGATCGTGCCGGACATGGTGCGCTTTGCCGCCATGACGCCGTTCATCAACCCGCACCGCTTCTATGGCACGTCCATTGCCGACCTCGTCATGGACATTCAGAGGATCAAGACTGCGCTGCTGCGGCAGTTGCTCGACAATGTCTACTTCTCCAACAACCAGCGCCTGGAAGTCGCCGAGGACGGAGCGACGAAGGACACGATCGACGACGTGCTGTCGAATAGGGTCGGCGGCATCATTCGGACGAGGCGCATTGGCTCGGTCGCACCTGTCCCGAACCAGCCGATCGGCAGCTTCGTGTTTCCCATGCTGGAATACATGGACACGCTGCGGGAGTGGCGCACCGGCGTGACGCGGCAGGGCCAGGGCCTCGACCCGAATGCCTTGCAGAACATCGGCGAGCGAGCCGTGCTCGACGCCCAGAATGCAGCTCGCGCGAAGATGAAGTTGATCGCGCGCATCTTCGCAGAGACTGGCATTCGCGAGATGTTCTGGCTGTTACACGCCACCATCCGCCAGAACGCCTCCGAGGCGGAGACGGTGAAGCTGCGTGGCCAGTGGGTGAAGGTGGACGCGCAGGAATGGCGCGAGCGCAACGACCTCACCATCAACGTCGGGCTCGGGGCTGGCGACAAGAGCCAGGAACTCATGGTGCTGCGGGAGATCATGCAGATCCAGGGCAACGCCATGACGAGCCCGAAGATGACCGGGCTCGCCGGGCCGCAGCAGGTTTACAACACGGTCAAGCAGATGACCCGCAAGGCGGGGCTGAACTCACCCGATCCGTATTTCACCGATCCGTCGAAGACGCCTCCGCAGCCTCCCGAGCCTTCTCCCGAGGAGAAGAAGGCGATGGCCGAGATGAACCTGAAGCAGCAGGACATGCAGATGCGCCAGCAGGCCTCGATGGCCGATGCGCAGATGAAGCAGGGCCAGGCGCAGCAGGACATGCAGATGCAGCAGCAGAAGGCTGTGCAGGACGCTGCGCTGCAGCGTGAGAAGTTCATGCTCGATGCGCAGTTGCAGCGTGAGCAGATGCAGGCGGACGCCGATCTGAAGCGCATGCAGATCGATGCCGAGCTTTCGCTGAAGCGTGAGCAGCTACAGGCGGAGCTGGCGCTGAAGCGGGAGCTGGCGATAGCTGGGCTACAGTTGAAGGCATCCATGCCTCCTCCCGGCAGTAATGGCGGCGGCACTAGCGGCGTTCATATAGGAGGCGATCCCGGGTGAGTAAGACGGGCAGGGGAGTTGTGCGGCGCTACATGCGCGAGGTCGTATTGCCATACGAAGGCGATGAATGCCTGTTCTGGCCTTACGCAAAGGATAGGGGCGGGTATGCTCAATTCGAGCGGCACAGGTCTGTCTGCCGGTATCTTTGCGAGCTTGTTCACGGAGCGGCTCCAACCCCGGAGCATCAGTCGGCTCACTCGTGCGGAAAGGGCAAGCAGGGCTGTGTGAACAAGCGTCACTTGTCTTGGAAAACACGCCTTGAGAACGAAGCTGATAAGCTGGTGCATGGCACGGTTTTGCGAGGCGAGCGTCAAAACGGGGCGAAGCTCAAAGAAGAACACGTTAGGCAGATAAGGGGCCTGGAGGGCATGATGTCTCAGGGCCAAATGGCTGCAATGTTTGGTGTCGATCGCATCACGATAAACGACATCTTTCGTGGCCGAACATGGGCGTGGCTCTGATGGCTGACGATGAATTCGCCCTGCGGCGCGACATGGCTGCGGCTGCACAGGTGCAGGCGCTGCTCGAAAACGAGCACGTCGAGGCAGCCTTTTTCGAGCTTGAGGCAGCCTACATCGCCGCCTGGAAAACGACGCCTGCACGCGACACGGAAGGCCGTGAGAAGCTGTGGCAGGCGGTGCAGATCGTCTGGAAAGTAAAGAGCCATCTCGATGCCGTCGCCGCCAACGGCCGACTGGCGGAGCGGCAGATCGCCGAGATCACGGCGCGGCCGAAGCGCTTCGGAATAGTCTGAAATCTCGCTCTGGGCCCAACTGGGCGTAACTGGGCGTAACTAGGAATTTCCTTCATGTCTGAGCCTACCCAACCGGGCCCCGAGCCTGCGCCGGCACCTGAACCTATTGCGCCCGTTCCGGAGCCTTCTACTCCACCGCCATCTCCTCCGCCCTCCGACGCGCCAATTACCGCGCGCGAGGCCGCGGATCTCATTTCCGGCAGAGAGCCGGACAAGCAATCGGCACCAGATGGTGCTGACGCCGCCCCCGAAAGGCCCAGCGGCGAGACTGACGGTAGCGACGACCCTTCTCAGAAGCCCATCGACGCCCCGAGGTCTTGGACCAAGGCAGACAGAGAAGCCTTCGCGCTCCTCCCCCGAGACACCCAGGAACGCATCCTGGCGCTCGACAGGACACGCGAGCTCGAACTCCGCCGCGGCCAGAACGAAGCCGCCGAGCAACGCAAGGCCGCCGAGGCCCTGGCGCAGCAGGCGGAACAGGCACAAGCG